CTCCAGGCCTACAAACCTGGAGATTCCTTTCGGGGCGAGAGCCCCATTTCTTCGTGATTGTCACGAAACTCCTTGGAGGATAGTATGATACAACGAGTTGGTAAATTTATTACCAAATCGCGTTCGAAACCAGATGTTGTCTCTACAGCGCCTAACTCGAGAGTTTATAACTCGAGCGGTGTTGAGACGAGCAACTACTCTCATCCGTCAAGAACGGTTGAAAAGTACTCTGATTCGATCACGTATACGAATAAGCTTAAGGGGGAACCCTTTCGCTCAAATCGTTGCGTGCAGTCAACTATCCATGAACTCCATTCTGTCGCACCGGGTTATGTCCCTTTAAGGACTAACCATGCGAGTCCCGCTGGTTCATATACAATGTACCAGGGGGGCGCTCAGTATGGAGTTCCTGCCCATACCTCAGCCGTCGCTACTGCTCGTGCAGCCTTCGGGGTTAACCTAGGGTCCGCAGAGTTAGGAGCAAATGGTCAGTTACATGTCAATAACGCTGCAGAGCGTTTGCGACCTGACCTTACAACAGTCTCTATACCCAATTTCCTTGCGGACATTGAGGACATAAAGACCTTGTACGTGCTTTGGAAAAAGAGTCTCGGCGTAGCTCGTAATGTGGCGGGGGCAACACTTAACTACAAGTTTGGGATTAAGCCAACTTTTGGCGATCTCAAAGCTTTAGTTGATTCTGTTGCTCTCTTGAAACAGCGGGTGAAAGCGTTCGAAGACTTGCTGGGAACCGTTTATACTGGTCACCAGCGAGTAGTCGGACAGACTATCACTAAATCGGGAACCTTTATGACTGGCAGTGATGTCAAGACATACTGGACCGGAACTGTAAAGCGTTCCGTTGATGTTCATGTCAAATGGGCACCACAGCCGTTGGCTGTGATGAACGGTTTTGACAAGGTCCTTCGGGGTCTTCTTGACTCCCTTGGATTTGAACTCAATCCTCGCATCATCTGGGATGCCCTTCCATTTACCTTCGTCTTAGATTGGTTCTTTGGCGTTGGTTCATGGTTGGACAACTTTAAAGTTGATGCTTTGGAACTCCCGATCAAGTATTTGGACTGTTGTGTCCAATACAAGGAAGAAATGATAATCGAGTCCCGTACCGATTTTATTGCCTTCGGCAATAATCTCAATACGGTCTCGGTGCCAGCGTCGGTCACCCAATCGAAATATTTCGAGAGGATGCCGATTTTTCCGGATTACGCGACCCTTAAGGGTCTCGGCTGGAAAATGCCCACGCTTAACCAGTTTAACCTTTTAGTTAATCTGGCTGTCGTCTTAGCACCGAAGAATAAACACTTCTAGCTGAGATAAATCGGGCTGCAGTAATGTGGTCTTAACCTGCCTACCTGCGTTCCACGTGGGAAGGGCAATGATGAGCATCGTCGTGATGACGACGCCTTTCACTGAACCCTCTTTTAGAGGGAGGAGCATCCCATGGCTCTAGCTACTACTCAGACTCTTTCTAAAGATTCGGCGACCGACGTCGACACGAACACGGTGGTTTACACCCTTCGTGCTGCCGATATTGGCAGGTCGGAGTTTTCCGTCGCTGGGTTAACTTTGCCCAACGAACAGAAACTCACTGTTTCACACGAAACTGGAAAGAATTTGGAGCAGCGACACCTGGTTCGCCTCGACCGCACCGCGGTCGATGCTTTCGGTGTGTCAGCAACGGTATCCACTTATTTGGTTATCGTTCGTCCAAATAACACAGCAATCACTGCTGCGATCTGCATCGAAGAGGTTAATCGACTTGTCGATTTTCTCGTCGAGGGCGGATCCAACGCTAACGTGACTGCAATTCTGAACAACGAGAATTAACTCGTGGTTTGGGATGCGGCGTAGCGGATGATTTCCGGCTGTTAGGCTAGTTAGTCATCGAGTGTGTCTTGGAGTCGTACTAGGGATGCTTCTTGGAGGTCGTCCATGTTAATGGGTAACCTGAAAAGCCTTCACCTTTTGTGGGTGAACCTAGCGCGTAACCAACGCTACCGCCCGTATGTTACTGAAAGAGATATCGAAACTTTCAGCAAGCGGGTAGCTAACGAGGGTTTGTCCTTTCTTACCACTACCTTACCCGAATTGGGGAAGGCTCTGGATCGATTCCATGCCAATCCTTGGCAATGGAAATACCCTGCTGGTTTCAAACCAGCAGATTTCTGTGTTCAGGTTGAGGTTCCTTTTGGTGTTGATTTAATTATCAATCACTATCAGGTCCCTCTATTCCTAAACTCAGCTTTCCAAAGTGCTTTGAAAGGTGACTCCGTTGCCGTAGATTGTGTAAGGCAATTGTCTTACATTTTCTATAAACTGGAGGTGGACTACGATGAGGAGCTTAGAAAGCAATTTCTGGTCAATTTTCGAAAAATTGATCACGATCTTGCTACTGCTATTAATATTGAGGACAATTACGTCCTTTCTATTGTAGCAGTCGCGAGGCGTTTAGTCGGGAGGATTCTTTGTAATGAAGATCCTCTCGACATTCGCCCGCGTCATGGTAGCGGTGCAACCGCATGCCATACTAAGAACTGGGATAAGTATCATTCTCTCCGGTATTTCCGGAAACTGGATGATGTTTACCCCTACTCCGACTATTTCTTTTATTCTGCTACTCATCTTGCTGACGAGTTGCAGAGTTTAGAAGAAATAGCGAACGAGTCCGTCCCTCGAGCGCGAGTTTGTCTCGTGCCGAAGGACTCTCGCGGACCGCGTGTTATCTCCTGTGAGCCCGCTGAATTAATGTTCATTCAGCAAGGACTTATGAGGAGGTTATATGCTATCCTTGAGACCCACCCTCTCACTCGTGGTCAAATTAATTTCGTTGACCAAGGAATTAATCGAGAACTTGCGCGGGAAGCGTCGATAGACGATTCCAATGCAACTCTTGATTTATCAGATGCTTCTGATAGAGTATCACTTCAGCTTGTTCGGTATTTGTTTCCCGAACCTTGGCTGAGATGCCTCGAAGCTTGTCGCTCCGAGGAAACTGCTCTTCCTGATGGTGAGATTGTGAAACTTAACAAGTTTGCCCCTATGGGCAGTTCTTGTTGTTTCCCAGTTGAAGCGCTCTGCTTTTGGGCAATAGCGCAGGCTACACTACATATACTCGGGTACTCTAACGAGAGCCCAGTATATGTATACGGCGATGACATCATCATCCCATCGTATTGTTACGATGAGGTGGTGAGAGGACTGACGCTTGTTGGCCTTAAGGTTAACGAGCATAAGTCCTACAAGTCAGGTCCCTTTCGGGAATCCTGCGGTGGTGATTATCATAATGGTTATGATGTCACACCCGTAAGAGTCCGGAAGGCCCTGACGTCAAAGAGTACAGGTATTGTCACTAATGCTGATTTAGCGAATAGCTTTATCGCTAAGTTTGGGTATGAGAATTCCCTTTCCATAATCTCAGTTATTGAGACATGTGTGGGATATCAATACCCCAGGTCAGAGCGCCCTATTCCAGGAACGCTCCGTACTTCACCTGGCGCTAGTAATAGTGTTTTCTTCCAGGTTCGTCGCAACCGCGACTACCAAAGAATAGAACACCGGATCCTAGGTCTGTCAAGCAAGGTTTTAACCAAGCACCTCCCCGACTGGGGAGAACTCCTTAGGAAGGAGTTGACTAGAGGATCTGTCGATGATACTTCCGGGAAATACGAGAATCCGTTATCAATAATGGATTCAAAGTTGGACCCGGGTCAGTACACCGATCCACGTTCGGTCCGTAAAACGTGGCAGTGGGTTTGGTTAGGTTAACCAACCCGTTTTGAACTGGTCCGAAAGGACCAAATTTCAAAACAAA